GGTACGAAACGACCGCGAAATTTCGCTAGTGCTTGACGGCCACCGGCTCGGTCACTCTATCGGTCAACACTCTTAATCGGTCACTCTCATGCCTGAACTACTCTCACAGCGCAAGGCTGCGGAGTCGCTCGGCATGGCGTTGAGCACTCTCCAGCACCACATCAAGCGCGGAAATGTCAGCGCGATTGACGGCAAGATCGACCTTGCTGTGGCGCGCGTGCAGTTGGCGAAGTACGTCGATCCAGACCAGCAGTTGCGCGCGCTTGGTGGCCGTTCCTTGGTGCGTTCAGACGCGCCAACAGATCCACTGCCGCACGATGCGCCGCCTGACCTCATCGCTGAGAAAGCTCGGCGTGAACGCACCCTGGCCGACTTGGCTGAAATTGAGCTGGCCGAAAAGCGTGGTGAGCTTGTTCGCAAGGCGGACTACGAAAAAGCGCTGGCGTCGAAGTTGATCGCACTGCGCGAGCAGTTACTGGCATTGCCTGAGCGCGTTGTGGCACTGATCCGCGCGAATGACACGGATCACGGTGCGCGGGAGCTGTTGGCTGGCGAAATTGTCCGCATGCTGGGTGACATCAGCGCCGAGTCTTCGGACACATCGAGCTGACTGTGGCGGTACTCGATACCTTCACCGCAGCCGATGCGGTGCGGTTGGTCGCGCGCATCTTTGCCGAAAACTTCACGCCACCGCCACGGCTGACTGTGAGCCAGTGGGCGGATGGATGCCGCATCCTCAGTCGCAAGGGAGCTGCCGAGCCTGGCCCCTACCGCACAGCCCGCACGCCGTATTTGCAAGAGCCCATGGACATGCTCTCGCCGGCGAGCCCGGTTGAGGAAGTGGTGCTCATGTTTGCCGCGCAGCTCGGAAAGAGCGAGGCCGGAAACAACTTCGTCGGCCACACCATCGACATCGACCCGGGCCCCATGATGATCGTGCAGCCCACGATTGACATGGCCAAGCGCTACAGCAGGCAGCGCATCGCGCCGATGATCGAAGAAACGCCTGCACTGCGGCGCCGCGTGAAAGAAAACCGCAGCCGCGATGAGTCAAACACCACGTTGGTGAAGGACTTCACCGGCGGCCTGCTGATCCTTGCCGGGGCCAACAGCGCAGCGGGCCTTCGCTCCACACCGGTCAAGAAGTTGTTCTTGGATGAAGTCGATGCCTATCCGCTGGATGTAGATGGCGAAGGCGATCCCATCATGTTGGCGGAAAAGCGCACGGCCACATTCGTGCGACGGAAAGTGCTCAAGACGAGCACGCCGACCACCAAGGGATTTAGCCGCGTTGAGCAGTGTTTTGAGCGAGGAGACCGTCGCCGGTATCACGTGCCGTGCCCGCACTGCGCCGTGCCGCACGTGCTGGAATTCAAGAACCTGCACTGGATCCGTGACGACGTAGGAGCACCGATCCCCGGAAGCGTGCGGTATGTGTGCCCGTCCTGCGGCGGCGCGGTTCAGGAACATCAAAAGCCCGCGATGCTGAACGCTGGGAAGTGGGTTGCTGAACGCCCCACCGACCGCATCGCCAGCTATCACCTGAGCGCGCTTTACTCGCCGTGGCTCACGTGGGAGCAGATCGTTGCCGAGTTCTATGACGCCAACGAGGCATCGAAAGCGGGCGACGTCTCCAAGCTCAAGGCCTGGACAAACACAGTCCTGGCCGAGACCTGGGAAGAGCAAGGCGACAAGGTTTCAGAGCACGAGCTGGCCAAGCGCGCAGAGCCAACCCCGCGCCGCGTCGTACCGCGTGGCGCGTTGATCCTGGTGATTGGCGCCGACGTACAGGGCGACCGCATTGAACTGCGCACCTGGGCATTTGGGCGCGGCGAAGAAAGCTGGCTGATCGAGCGCGACATCGTGCACGGCTCACCGTCCGATGAGCAAACGTGGAAAACGGTGCTCGAAGTCATCGAACGCGAGTACGAGCACGAAAATGGCGCACGCATGCGAGTCATGACCGCAGCAATTGACTCCGGTGGTCACCACACGCAAGAGGTCTACAACTTTTGCCGAGTCAACGCCTGGCGAAAAGTCATCGCCATCAAGGGGCAGTCCCAAGCAGGCAAAGCGGTCATTGGAAAACCGAGTGACGTTGACGTCAACTACCGCGGTTTAAAGCTCAAGCGTGGCGCGAAGGTCTGGCCCGTCGGATCCGACACGGCAAAGCAAGTGCTTTATGGGCGCTTACGACTGGCCCAACACGGCCCAGGCTACGTGCACCTACCCAACTGGCTGCCGGCGGAAGAGTACGAACAGCTCACCGCTGAGCGACTTGTCACCAAGTACCACAAAGGCCGCCCCAAGCTCGAATGGGTCAAGCCCCCAGGCCGCCGCAACGAAGCACTTGACTGCGCCGTGTACGCCTTGGCCGCAGCCCACATGCTTGGCATTACCCGATGGCGCGAGATCGACTGGCAGCGCCTTGAAAACAGTTTGCGGCAAGCGGAGTTGTTGAAGTCGGAAGCTGAATCGCCTTCCTCCGTTGACACAACAGCGCCGACCGAAGCACCCGCTGCCGCATCTGTGCAGCACACATCCCCCCCCACTGGACGAATTCGCCGGGCAGGTCGCCTTGGTGGTGGCGTCCGTCATTGGTAATAGGAGAAAACATGAGCATTGAAAAGGCATGCGCCAACGAGGCGCAGGGTGCCGCTTTGTCTATGAAAAGCGACGTCGCCGATATGTTGAACATCAAGGGCACCTATCACATCGAGTGCCGTGATGCGCACGGCAATCTCAAGTGGGACGACGTGATTCACAACGTGGTCACCACCGTTGGGAAAAACGAAGTCCTGGACAAGTACCTGGCCGGTAGCGCCTACACCGCCGCAGTCGTGATGGGTCTCAAGGGCACGGGCACCGCTGTTGCCGCTGACACCATGGCTTCACATGCCGCGTGGTCAGAGGTGGGCGGTGCAACCGCACCCGCCTACAGCGGCAACCGTCCAACCCCTTCATTTTCTGCTGCGTCTGCCGGATCGAAAGCCACATCTGCCGCAGTGAGCTTCACGTTCACCAGCAGCGGCACCGTTGCGGGCTGCTTCATCGTGCAAGGTGGTTCCGCCACCAAAGACAACACCACTGGCGTGTTGGTCAGCGCTGGCGACTTCTCTGGCGGCAGCCGTTCTGTCGTCAGCACCGACGTGCTCAACGTCACCTACTCGTTGGCGCTGTAATCATGGAAGCGCGTTTCACTCTCATCGACATTGGTGAGGCTGGCACAGCTCTGGCCAACAGCACCACGGCCACCAGCCTCATGTCCACGGGTCGCACACCCACTCTGCCCAGCAACTACTTCGACAAAATAGGCAAACGCGTTGTGCTCGAAGCCTGGGGACGGATGAGCAACATAGTCACCACCCCCGGCACGCTCACGCTCGATGTTCGCCTTGGTACCAGCTCGCCTATCGTGGTTTGGAACGGCGGCGCCATCAGCCTGAACACCACAGCCAAAACCAACGTGCCCTGGCGCCTGCGTGTTGATATGCAAGCCACCGCCATCGGCGCGAGCACCACAGCCACGCTCATTGGTCTTGGCGATTTCCAGTCTGAGTCCGTGATTGGGTCTCCTGCTACCACGGCTGGTGGCAACGGTAAATTACTGCTGCCCGTTGGAAATCCTGCAAACGGTAACGGATTCAGCTCTGAGGATGCTCTGCAACTTCGGCTGTACGCCACCTGGTCTATTGCCAACGCTGGCAACTCAATCCAGTTGGTAGGCGGCCACGTCGCTGTTTGGCTTTAACTGAGCATGTTCCAGGCCACTCTGGCGCGTGCTGCTGCCATTAGCAACACGCGCCGCATCCCGGTTGACACATCGCCCTCGTGGTTCAAATCGGCCAACTCTGGCGAATGGGGCACCGTTCCCGGTGGTTCGCTTTCAGCAAGCGGCGTCATGGAAACCGGCGCGGGCTCCATCATCAGCGCATGGGGTGGAGCCGTCATCAACACCGTTGGCATCTATAACGGCGCCAGCTTCATCAGCGGCACATTTCTGGTGCTCTGGGGCGGTGGACACGGGGATTACAGCGGCAACGAGTTCTACTGCTTCGGCCCGTTAGAAAACGAAACTCCTGCTTGGTACAAACCACGCAACTCAACGAGTCCCGCGCCTAACAACGTCGATCAAGACGGCAGCGGCAACCCGGTTGCGCGCCACACGAACCAATCCATTGCCTACGTCGGAGGATCGCGTAATTGGCTATTTGCTTCAGGCGGCATAGCGCGTGCAACGGATGCAAATGGCGTGTCTCTCTCTCACGTCTTGCAGTTCAACACGGCCAGCCCCAACAGCAATTTGCCGTGGACAACAAAGACGGCCCCACCGGCCCCCGCCGATGTTTCAGCCGTTGACACAAGCACAAACCGCATTTGGAGTCATCCCAATGCGGCCAACGAGGTTCAGTATTACGACATCGGTTCTGACACCTGGAATCGCGTCCTTTTTAAATCACCCGGCTGGTCAACGGGCAGTGCTTGCAGCGCCATCGACCCAACGCGTGGCATTTGGGCCATTTACTACGGCACTGGCATCAATTTTTTCAGACTCAACGACATCAGCGGCAACGACTACTACACGCCCACCACCACAGGCACGGCGCCTACAGGCGCAGGCTCAATCATTTGGGACGCAACCGCCGACTCGTTCAAAGTTTGGAACGGCAACGGCAAACAAGTTTTCACGCTCACACCCCCAGCGACAAACCCCTATCAGGGCGGTAATGCGTGGACGTGGAGCAGCGTCACGCCGGGTGCTGGTTCAACGCCAAGCGCGGCGGCCACAAACGGAACCTTCGGGAGGTTTGCGTACATCGACAACAACAGCGGCCTGCGTGCTTACGTCTTACTGAACAGTTCCACCGAATCACTTTATTTCTATAAGCCGTAACCATGGCCATTGCCGCCGCGAATGCGACCAAAGGACGCATTGCTTCAGGCGTGACCAACACGGTCACCACGACAAGCGTCAACACATCAGCAACGGGGTCAACGTTCGTCCTGTTGATGCAGTTCGAGGGCTCGTCAACGTTCTCAAGTATTTCCGACAACAAGGGGAATACCTACACCCAGATCGGCACCGAGTTAACTGCAAACGTCGGTGCAAAAAGTCGTCTCTACTATTGCCAAAATGGTGCAGGTGGTTCGGGTCACACATTTACGGCCACCACGGCAACCAATGTAGCCATCACGCTGCACGCCATCGAGATCACTGGGGGCAAGACCACCGGCATTCTTAATCCGACGCCCCCGGCGGCAAACGATGATCTTTCGTCGCCGCTCACGTCAAGCAGCATCACCACGCTACAAGCTGATGCCTTGCTTGTGGCTGGGCTCGCCGCTACTAGTTCCGGTTCCAACCCAGCGACACACGCGGAATCAAACGGTTTCACCATTCAGGCAGGCGCTGAAGAAACCGACGCCACCCAATACTGGACGGGCTGCCTTGCCACAAAAGTGGTGGCCAGCACCGGCACCTACTCGGCCAGTTTCACAGAGACCGGCGCCACAACGGGCGCCGTATGGATTGCGGCATTTGAAGCGGCGGCAGGTGGCGGTGGCGGATCGTCAGGGCCCATTGAAGGGTTCGTAGAGCGCGACATCAATCGCCTTCCTGGGTACTACGAACCAGAGTTCAAGAAAAAAGCGTGGGCAGCGCGGAACTTCAAATACATCCCGCAGCCCGTTGCTGTTTCGGTTTCAGAAACCACCACGGCATCTAACACGCAATCGAGTGTTGGCACGTTTGGCGCGTCGCTTGCAGAAAGCGGCGCGGCCACAGACACGCAAGCGAGCGCCGGCGTATTCGGTGCCGCTGTTTCGGAAACAGGTTCTGCAACCGACACGCGAAGCAGCACAGCAGTTTTTGGTGCGTCTGTTGCAGAAACCGCCACCTTTGCCGATACACAATCGAGCGCAGGCACGTTTGGCGCGTCGCTGGCAGAAAGCGGCTCAGCCGCAGACACGCAATCGAGTGCTGGCGTGTTCGGCGCATCGGTGGCCGAAGCGGCAAGCGCAGTCGACACACAAACCAGCGGCGGCGCAGTCGTTGCAGAAACCGCATCCGCCACCGACACGCAAACCAGCTCGGGAGTATTCGCCGCATCAGTTTCAGAGGCTGGGGCGGCAACGGATTCCGCGTCATCCGCGCAAACCATGGCCGCTGCCGTGGCCGAGACGGGCAACGCCGTAGACGCCAGCACCGGCAGCCTGGCAGGTAGCCCTGACGTGACCGTCGCCGAATCTGCCGCTTCGTCAGACGCGCAATCCGCAGTATTGGTGCACGTGGGCAGCGTTGCTGAAGCGACAAGCTCAATAGACACGCAGAGCGCAGCGCAAATCATGGTGAGCGCAGCGGCCGAAATAGCCGCAGCCGTAGACACGATTGGTTCTTCACAAACCAGCATCGCCAGCCTTCTTGAGACTGCCAACGCCATAGACATCAGCAGTAGTGCGCTTAACGGCGCCATCGTCGTGAGCATTTCCGAGACCGCCTCCGCAGCAGACTCAACCACCGGCGAAATCGTGCTGTTCAGCAACAAAGGCAACGCCCGCATCGGCAAATCGCGCATCACCTCGCGCGAGGAAAGAGTCGGAAGATGAACGTGTTCCAAAATAAAATGATTGTCGGCAACACGTGGGATTGGAGCGTGATGGCTGATGATTATTCGGCCGCTGATGGTTGGGCGCTCAAGCTCTACCTGGTGCCGCGCTTTGCGTCGCCTGCGCAGGCCCCCATCGTGCTGGACAGCGTTGCGGGAACGGATGGCGCCAGCCACCGTTTTCAGCGCACCGCCTCGCAAAGCGGCACCTATAAGGCGGGCCAGTACGGATTTCAGACCAATGCGGTCAAGGCCACCGAGGTGTACACGCTCGACGGCACCTACTGGTCGGGTGAGGTCACACTCTTTCCAAATCCGGCAGACCTTACGCAGGGCACGGACACGCGCAGTCAGGACGAGACCGCCCTAGCCGCGATTGATGCCGTGCTGGCAAATCGTGCCACTGTGGATCAGCAGGAATACAGCATTGGAGACCGCAGTCTCAAGCGCATGACGGTGGACGAACTCATCAGATTGCGCGCCTACTTTCAATCGCGCGTCAATCAGCAGCGCGCCCGCAAGAGTCAGATTTTCTTAAGGTGGTCACGTGTTTAACCGCATCCGCAGTCAGCTCGCGCGCATCATCTCTCCAGCGCGCGCCAGCGTGCGCATGTACGGTGGTGCGCGCAATTCTCGACTCACGTCTGGGTGGTCGTCGAGCAACGGAAGTGAAGACGCGGAGTTGGTTGCATCCCTCACCACCCTGCGCACTCGTTCGCGCTCACTGGTGCGTGATTCGGCCTATGCCAAGCGCGCCAAGCTCATCATCGTCAACAACGTGGTGGGTGCGGGTGTTGGGCTCCAAGCCCAGATCACCAGCACGCGCGACCTGCCGCGCGAGAACATCAACGACGGCATCGAGCGCGCATGGGACGAATGGTGCCGCGCTGAAAACTGCCACACCGGCGGCGCGCTGCACTTCAGTGACATGGAGCGCCTGCTGCTGGGTCAGGTAGTTGAGGCAGGCGAAATCTTCATCCGCAAGCATTACGGCGCATTCGGTAGCTCGCGCATTCCACTGGCGCTCGAAGTCATCGAACCCGAGCGCATTGCCGAAACCTACATGGTGCCGGGCGCAACCGACAGCGGTGCCGCCGTGCGCATGGGCGTGGAGCGAGACCGCTTTGGCCGCCCCCTCGCATATTGGATACGCGACCTTCACCCATCCGACGTGCGTGCGCCGGTAGGGCCAAATGAAAAAGTCACGCGCGTGCCCGCAGACCAGATCATTCACCTGCGTCTCGTAGATCGTTGGCCGCAAACACGCGGCGTGCCCTGGTTTCACACCGCCATCACGCGCCTCAATGACATGCAGGAATACACCGCCAGCGAATTGCAGGCGGCGCGGCTGTCTGCTGCCTACTTTGGCACCATCGAAAGCGCCGACGAAGGCCCATTAGGCCCCGAGTCCGTGGCTGCCGATGGAACGCGCGAGTACGCCATCGACGCCGGAATGATTCAGCAGTTGGCCCCTGGTGAGAAGTTTGCGTTTCACTCGCCCAACCGCCCCAACAGCGCGCTTGACCCCTTCATGCGCTTCATGCTGCGCGAAGTAGCCAGCGGCGTGGGCGTCAGCTATGAATCTATCAGCCGTGATTACTCACAGAGCAACTACAGCAGCAGCCGCCTGGCCCTTCTTGAAGACCGCGATCTATGGCAAGTGTTGCAACAGTGGTGGGTGCGCAGCTTCCGCGCGCCGCTGCACCGCGAGTGGCTGCGACAGGCCGTACTCAGCAACTCAGTCAAGGGCCTGAGTATTGAGCAGTACACCACCGACCCACAGCGCTTTGAGGCCGTCACCTGGAAGCTCAGGGGCTGGACGTGGATTGACCCGACTAAAGAAGTGGAAGCCTACAAAGAAGCAGTCAAGGCGGGCTTCACCACCGTCACCGACGTGATCGCCGCCACCGCCGCTGGCAAGGACGTTGAAGACGTCATCGCGCAGCGCAAGCGCGAACTGGCCATGTTTGAAGAAGCTGGCATAGACCTCGATACCACCGTTCCCGAAGAGTCTATCCAGCAAGAGGCTGTGGCGCCTGCGCAGGCGTCCGATCCTGGAATGCCGCCAGACCCGGAAGGTGATCCGCAAAGCACTGACCAAAACCCGCCCCGGCGGGTTTTTTCTTTTCCGAGGTAACGAATGACAAAAGAACTCAAGTTAGGCGCGCAGTTCCGTGACGCCAGCTTCTCGTCGGTCGAAATCCGTGCCGACGGCGGACAGAAAAAGCTCGCGCTATCGGCGAGCAGTACCGAGCCATACCAGCGCATCTATGGCACCGAAGTTCTGAGTCATGACAGCAAGTCCATTCGCATGGATCGCTTTCAGCGCAGCGCGGTGCCCCTGCTGTTTAACCACAACTGGGATGACGCCATCGGCATGGTCACCGGCGCGCGCATTGAAAACAATCGCCTCATGGTTGACGCCCAACCCTTCGATACCCAGCGCGCCAATGAGGTTCTGAAGATGGTCGAAGGCGGACTGCGCAACGTGTCCATTGGCTACCACGTGCACGAATTCAGCGTCAACGAAAAGACAGACACCTACACCGCCACCGATTGGGAGCCCCTAGAGGTTTCCATCGTGACCGTACCCGCCGACGCCACAGTCGGCATCGGCAGATCGCAAGAACTCGCGCCCGTTTCGGTGCGCGTGAATGTTGCACAACCCGCGGCGCAAGCCGCCTTTAATAAGGAAACAGAGATGGCAGAAACACAAGCCGCCGCGGGCGTAAGCGCGGTACAAGTAATCGACAACGGTATGCAGGAACGCCTGCGCATTACCACTATCAACAAGCTGTGCGCCCAGCACAAAATCAGCGAAGAGCAGCGCGACGCCTACATTGGCGATGGGAAAAGCGCCGAGGAAGTGGCCACCGCCATCCTCGACGTAATTGCCGAGCGCGCCAAGAACAGCGTCAAGCCCACCGAGCTTGACCTCAGCAAAGGCGACACGCAAAAGTTCTCCCTGATGCGCGCCGTCATGGCCGCTCATGACAAGAACTGGAGCAAAGCCGGTTTCGAGGCCGAGTGTTCCAAGGCCATCGCGCAGCGCCTGGGCACCGTGCCCGATCCGCACAAGTTCTACGTGCCGCTGGACATTCAGCGTCGCCAAACGCCAGCCCCGGCCGACATGGGCAAATACGGCCTGCAAAAGCGCGACCTCGGTGCGGCTTCGGGCTCTGCTGGTGGATACCTGGTGGGCACCGCCAACCAGTCGTTCATTGAGCTGTTGCGTAACCGCAGCGTCGCCTTCAACATGGGTGCACGCTCACTGTCTGGCCTGACTGGCAACGTCACAATTCCGCGTCAAACTGGCGCGGGCACGGCCTACTGGCTCGCCAACGAAACAACGGCAGCCACCGAGAGCCAACAGACCTTCGGCCAACTATCGCTCACGCCTAAAACGGTCGGCGCCTACACTGAAATTAGCCGTCAGCTTGCTCTGCAATCATCGCCCGATGCTGAGGGCCTGGTCAACGCAGACCTGGCCGCAGTGGTCGCCCTGGCTGTGGATACCGCCGTGCTCAACGGCTCTGGCGCCTCGGGCCAGCCCACCGGCATCATCAACACCGCCGGTATTGGTTCAGTCACTGGCACCTCGATTGCCTACGCAGGCATCCTCGAATTCCAGACCGACACCGCTGGCTCCAACGCGCTCTTCGGCTCGTCGGGCTACGTCACCACGCCCGCCGTGGCCGCACTGCTCATGCAGCGCGTCAAGTTCACCAGCACCGCCAGTCCCATCTGGGAAGGCAACGTGTTGGACGGCTCCATCACCGGCCTGCGCGCCATGGCGTCCAACCAACTGCCCTCGGCCAATCTGCTCTTCGGTGCGTTCGATCAAGTCATCGTCGGCGAGTGGGGCGTGCTGGAAGTTGAGGTCAACCCCTACGCAAACTTTGCGGCGGGGATCATGGGCGTGCGCGCCATGTACAGCGTGGACGTCGGCGTGCGTTATGCCGCCGCGTTCTCCCTGGCCACCTCGGTGACCTAAGCATGAGCGCCGTCGCCATCACGGTGCGGCGCGCCTTCATGCTAGGCGGCAAAGCGCAGGCGGTGGGCAGCACGCTCACCGTCTCGCGCCACCTTGCCGCCGAGCTTGTGGCTGGCGGTAAAGCGCAACTCGTTCAGGACGCGCTGCCAGCCCAACAGGCGCCCGGCCCGCTCACCACCGAAAACACCTCCGAGGTTGTGGCGGCAGCGCCCGCCCGCACTCGTCGAAAGGAAATTGAAAAATGATGCACTCACAAGCAAGCGCCGCCGCATCGGCATTGGCTCTAGCTCCAGCGTCTTACGCCGCCGGAACGAACAACGGCGGATGGATTGACGCGCGCGCGTATCAGGGAGGAATACTTGTTTCTGTGGCCAATGGCTCCGTCACCGGCAGCGTGGTGTTCAAAGTGCAGCATGCTTCCGATAGCGGCGGCACGGGCGCTGCGGACATCACGGGCGCTACTACGGCGAGCATCAGCTCGGCCAACCAAGTCAACAAGATCGTGCTCAACGCCAATGATCATGCAGGCTGGATTCGTGTGGTCGCCACCGTGACCACCGGCCCTGTGCTGGCTGGCGCAACCGTGCATGCCAATCCTGGCATCGTCTAATCGTGAGTTTCGCGTCAGACCTTGCCGCTCTCTATGGCGACTTTTCAGAGACCGTCACCATCAGCGGCAACGCCGTGACCGCCATCTACGACGGTGGCTACGCCGAAGCGCTTGATGCCGCAGGCACACGCCCGACGCTACGGTGCATCACCAGCACCGTAGCGTCGGTCAGCGTGGGTGCCGCCGTGGTGCGCAACGGCGTCACCTACACCGTGCGTGGCAAAGAGCCCATCCCCCCCGACGAACTCGAAACGCGCTTGATCCTCGAGCGCGCATGAAACACAACTGAGCCATGCACGCCAGACAACAACTGCGGGAGGCCATCGTCACCGCAGTGACCGGACTCGCCCTGACCGGCTCGCGCGTCTACACCGCGCGCGTGTACCCGGCGCAGGAAACGGAACTGCCGCACCTTGAGGTCAACACCGTAGAGGAAGAGGCAGACGTCGGAAGCATCCACCATCCCGCTGTCATTGAGCGAGTGGTGAGTATCGAAATCGCAATCAGGGCGCGCGCCACTGACGCTTTGGCCGCCACGCTCGACACCATCGCCGAGCAAGTCGAGACGGCACTTGGCGACACCGTCACCGTGAGCACAAAGCAAGTGCCCATCAATTACCTGGGTGCATCCATTGATTTTTCTGGTGACGCCGATCAACCGATTGGCGTCGCAACGCTTCGTTTTCAAGCAGTCCTCTACACCGCCGCCAACGCGCCGGGCACGTTGGTCAACGGCTGATCTACCGGCAAACACAAAGGAGTTTTACCCATGGCAACCGTCCGCAAGTGGAGCAACGTGGCCGTGGCCATGCAATCCGCACTGGCCGCCGCAAAAACCATCACCGCCATCACCAAGGCCAACCCTGGCGTGGCCACATCGACCGCGCACGGATACGTCAATGGCGATTACGTCCTGCTGACCATCAGCGGCATGTATCAGGTCGACGGCAAAGTGGTGCGCGTCGCCAACGTCACCGCCAATACATTTGAGCTCGAAGGCGTCAACACCACCAGCTTTGACACCTTCAGCAGCGGCACGGCCGAGGCCATCACGTTTGGCACCTCCATCACCACGGCCACCAGCGTTTCGGCCAGCGGTGGCGACTTCGACTTTATCGACACCACCACTATCCACAGCAACGTTAAGACGCAGATTCCCGGTGCGGCCAACCCGGCCAAGTACGAGTTTGAAAACATCTGGGACGTATCCGACACGGGCCTCACCGCCATGAAGTCCGCCAGTGACTCGCAAGCCAAGCGCGCGTTCAAATTCACGTTTGGCACCGGCGGTCAAATCATGGCCTTTGCTGGGTACGTCGGCGCCACGTTGCTGCCCACCGGTAGTGGGCAAGACAAGGTGGTGACACCCGCCACCATCACCATGTTCGGCACACCCACGTTCTACGCCTCATGAGCGCCCTGATTGAGCGCTTGCGGCGCAACCGCGAATTCAAGGTAGAGGCCGGCGGCCACGTCTTCATTGTGCGCCGCCCGACTGATCTTGACTGGGCGGAAATGATCGGCGACTTCAACGCGCGCAACCTCATCAGATACGTCGTGGGTTGGGAGCGCGTCACCGAACTCGACCTCATTGCAGGCGGCGCGGGTCACCCTGTGCCGTTCGATGCAGCCACCGCTGAGGAATGGTTGGCAGATCGCCCTGATTTGCTGCTGCCGGTCACCACCCGCATCGTTGAGAGCTACCGCGAGCACGCGCAGCGACGGGACGCTGAAAGAAAAAACTAAAGGCGTGGCTCGAACAGCTTGGGAATCCGTTCGAGCCACCGCCTCCGCCTATTGAAGCGCGCATCGCCGTGCACGCCTGGAACCTCATGCGTGGCCTGGATTGGGCCGCATTGCCCTTTGTCGTCGAAATGCTTGGAGTCCAAGACGTGGAGTCACTCGTGATGCAACTCATCGAAATTCGCAACCACTCGGAGCAAGCGCGTGGCTGACGCCAAAATCAAAATCGAAGCCGAGGACAAATTCTCGGCCACGGTTCGGCAGGCCAGAGCGCAGTTTGCTGGGCTTGAGCAATCCATAGGCCGTGTCACGGCAGTCACCGGCACCCTGGGCGGGGGCATGGCCACGCTTGCGTCCACATTCGTGGCTGGTGGGTTGATTGGTGGCATCAAGTCCTTGGTGTCATCGTTTGACGACTTAGACGAAGCCGCGCAGGGTGCAGGCGTGGCTGCCGTGGCTCTGGCTGAAATGCGCACTGCTGCTGGCTTTGCGGGCGTAGGCGCGGAAAAGCTGGACACCGCCTTGACCAAGCTCAACGTCAAGATCGCCGATGCGGCGGGCGGCAGCGCAGAGGCGGTGGCGGCGTTTAACGCCATTGGGGTCAGCTTCAAAGACGCCAAAGGAAATGTGCGAGGTACTGAAGATGTACTCCGCGATGTGGCTGAGGCGTTTTCAAAATATCAAGACGGCGCCACTAAAAGCGCGCTGGCGGTAGAGTTTTTTGGCAAGAGCGGCGCCAAGCTCGTGCCCTTGCTCAACGGCGGTGCCGACGGCCTGCGCCGCTTCAGCGGACTCACCGAAGAGACCGTGCGCGAGGCGGCCAAACTGCAAGCGGAATTTGACAAGCTCTCCACCAATGCCGAGCGCCTGAAGAACGCCTTTGCCGGTGCTGTGGTGCCTGCCATCAATCAGACCATCGACGTAATGGGGCGCATGGACTGGAAGAGCTTCTTCGGATCTTTTGCGCTTGGGCCTATGGCCATCGTCAGGCAGGCCGATCTTGTGCGGCAGGCCGCGAATGATCTTGATGCCTATAACAAGGTCGCCGAAGAAAACCGCCGTCTGCTTGGCAGTCCCATTCTTGCCGCCAACACGGGCGGCAAAAAAGCAGCGCCGGTGATCGACAAAAGCAAGCCTGTCGTTCCCAAGAAAGAAGAAATCTCCGACTCCGCCCGCGAGCTGGGAAACTTTATCGAGCAAATGCAGCGCCTGCGGGACGCCACCGAAGAGGTGTCAGAGCAAGAAAAGGCGCTGGTGTTTCTCAAGGCCAATCCATCCATTGACACGCCGCAGGTGCGTGAGCTGGTGTTACAGCAAGCTGAGCTCACCGACCAGCTTAGGGCTGAAGCTGACATGCGCAAAGAACTCGCGCGCATTCAAAAAGAGCAGTTCGCCGAAGAAAAGCGCCTTACCGATCAAGTGTTAGAGCTGGCCGGTGTCGCCGAAGAAGAACGAAAAATCGCCTTGACCAAACAACTTGAAATCATGATTGCCCAAGGCCGCATCAGCCAAGAGCAGGCCCTGCGCGCCGTCAAAGGCATCGCCGGAATCAAGGACGAAATCAAAGAGACCGACGACCTGCTCGGCGGCCTTGGCTCATCCATGAAATCCGCCTTTGGCGATGCCGTCGCTGGCGGTGAGCGCCTGGGCGAAGTGCTCAAGCGCTTGAACGACCGCATCATGTCCATGGTCACCGACAAGCTCTTTGAAAAAGCGTTCGGCGGTCTCTTCGGTGGGCGCGGTGGTGGCGGTGACCTCTTTAGCTCCATCGGCAGCATCTTTGGTGGGTTCGGTGGCGGTTTTGGCGGCGGCGGCGGTAGTGCTGGCGGCGTTCCCGGCATAGGCGCCGGTGATTTGCCCTCAATGAACCTCGCCAGCGTGCGCCCAAGTGGTGGCGTCACCATCGTCAACAACATCGCCCAAGTAGGCAGCAACGTGAGCCGTGCCGACATGCTCGCGGCCATGGAGCAGACCAGCACCGCCACCATCGGCCGCATCTCAGAGCTCCACGCGCGCGGGCGCTTGAAACTGGCTTAACCCATGTCAGACATCAATTGGACGACGGCGCTCCCGGTGCCGTCGGCGATGACGTTCGGCCTGCGCACGAACTCGCTGGACTTCGCCAGTCAGCTCTCGGGTGTGGTGCAAAGCGTGGCCATGCCCGGCTCGCGCTGGATTGCCACATTGCAATGGGCTTTTCTTCGCCGCGCCGAGGCTGACCGTATCCAGTCATTGCTCGTGCAAATGCGCGGGCGCACCAACCGGCTTGTGTTGTGGAACGTGGCGCGCCCCACGGTGCTGGGCGTGGGCGGTGGATCGCCCTTGGTCAACGGCGCTGGGCAAACCGGCTCCACCATCAACATTGACGGCCTGCCCGCCAGCACCAGCAACATCTACACCTACGGCGATTTTCTAGGCATCGGCGGCGAACTGAAGATGGTCACCGCCCCGGTCAACAGCAACGGCAGTGGGCAGGCATCGGTGAGCTTTGAGCCCCCCTTGCGCGCCGCCCCGGCGGACAACAGCGCCATCGTCACCACGCAGCCCACGGCGAAATTCATGCTGATGAACAACGAGGTGAGCTGGCAGCACAGCAACCCCATGTCCGTGGGGGCGTTTGAAATGCAGCTCGCCGAGGATGTCCGTGGGGGCGTTTGAAATGCAGCTCGCCGAGGTGTTCGCGTGAGCCGCAGCGTCACGGCGGGCGTCAGCACAGCGATTGCACAACCCCACGTCAACGCCGCGTATCTGGTGGAAATGCAGTTCGGCAGCGGCACGGTCTATGTCAGCAGCCTGCCCTACAACATCGACTGGAACGGCCACACCTGGACGGGCCTGGGCCACATGGGCCAGATCGACACCGTGCGCGAGAGCGCGCAGGGCGATGCCACCGGGTTGCGCTTCACTCTGGCGGGCCCCATCGCCGCCTACTTGAGCATCGCGCTCAACGAGCAACTTCAAGGCGACCCCATCCTGCTCTACGTGGCGTTTTTCGACGCCAATAACCAAATCATTGCCGATCCCGTGCTGGAGTGGTCAGGCCGTGCCGACACCATGCAGGTGGTCGATGGCGCCGAAAACTCCGCCATCAGCGTAACGGCCGAGAGCCGCTACGCCGACTTTGCCCGCCCGCGCGTGCGCCGCTTCACCGACGCCGACCAGCAAGCCGCCTACCCCGGCGACAAATTTTTTGAATTCCTCCCGCAGATGGTCGAGAAAACCATCATCTGGCCCGCCGCCAGTTTCTTTCGCAAATGAAACGTTTCCATGACTGGCCCGAGCGGCTCAACAACTACTTTGACAGCGTTGCGAAAAAGCCCTTTCAGTGGGGCGAAAACGACTGCTGCACTTTCGCGCGCGGTGCGGTGCAAGCTATCACCGGCCACGTAATTGAGGCTGATGCGTTTGACTCCTACCGCTGCCGCAGCACCGCCGCGCTCTTGCTCAAAGACATCGGCCTGAAAGAGCGCGTCACATCGGCGCTTGGCGAGCCCATCGAGCCCACCTTCGCGCAGCGAGGCGACATCGTCATGTATGAGCACGAAGCCCACGGCCCAGCCCTGGGCGTGTGCGCGGGTGCGGTGTTCTATGCGCCGGGTGACAACTTCCTCCAATGGCGCCGCATGTTTGAAGCCGTGTGCGCCTGGCGGGTGGGGTAAGCCATGTCCTCCATTACACGCGACAGCTTTTTTATGCGGCTGGTCGGCACGCTGGCCGCCGTGGCAGGGTTTGTCATTGGTGGCCCTTGGGGTGCTGCTCTTGTATTCGCATCATTCGCGGCCAACGTCCGCGCGGGCGAGGTTGATCGCCGCACCGCCAACAATGCCCTGCGTGACGCCTACAACGCCAGCCTGCAAGACCGTCAGCAGGTGGTGCGCAGCGCCGAAGTGCCGCGCAGCGTTGCCTACGGTGAGACCGTCATCAGCGGTGTGCTGACCTACGTGCGCGCCTACGGCAGCAACAACTCACAACTGGTGGCTGTGGTTTCGCTCTTTGCTGGGCACGAGGTCACCGCCATTGATGAAGTGTGGATCGGTGACCGCGCCGTGGGCACGCTCGACGGCAGCGGCAACGCCACCGTGGCGCCGTTCATGACCTCATTCGCGGGCAACAGCGTCATGCAGGCGTTTGACCCGACCAACAGCCCCACACAGACAGTAACGCTGGCGCACACGCCTAACTCCTCATCGGTGTTTGCCTCGATCAATCTGGGCGAGGCCGCTGCCGCCGTTCCTGTCATTTCCGTGGTGGGCAACGTGGTCACCGTCGACACCACCGGCTATACCTCATCCACGCAGGGGTACATCACCTACACCTACACCACCACCCAAAGTTGGCTGCGCGTTAAAAAGTATCTGGGCACCAGCACGCAAACAGCCGATTCCGACATCATCAGCGCTAGCGGGGGCGAGTGGACAGCGGCGCATCGCGGCCAAGGCGTGGCCTATCTGGCTCTTTTCTTCAGTTACAACGAAGACGTCTACCCGGCTGGTCTGGAAAACATCAAATGCAGCGTGCGCGGAAAAAAAGTCTACGACCCGCGCAGCAGCACCACGGCCTACAGCACCAACGTCGCGTTGTGCATCCGTGATTACCTGCTCGACCCGCTGGGCTTCGGGTGCGACGTCTCTGAAATTGATGATGCCTTGGCTATGGCCTCGGCCAACATCTGCGATGAAACTGTTAGCGAGCCCGTGTGGGACGGCGCCGCGTGGACAACCACCACCCAGCCCCGCTACACCTGCAACACGCTGCTGTCCACCGCCAGCGCGCGCAACGAGAACTTGCAGATCCTCGCCGACGCCATGGCGGGTTACGTGGTGTACAGCCAAGGCAAATGGCGCATCTATGCTGGCGCCTACGCCGCACCCACCATCACGCTCACGGATGACGACGTATCCGGCACCGGCGACATCAGCATTCAAGCGCGCCCCCCGCGCCGCTCGCTCTTTAACACCGTCAAGGGCACCTTCGCCGACAAGCTCAACAGCTTCCAAGTCACCGACTACCCAGCGGTAACGAACGCGCTTTACAAAACGCAGGACGGCGGCGAAGAACTGGTGGCCGACATCCCCATGCCCGCCGTCACCGACCGCGTGCGTGCCCAGCGTCTGGGAAAAATCTTCCTGGAGCGTCACCGCCAATCGCTGACGGTAGAGGCCACCTTCAACTTGCGCGCCTACCTCGTCTCGCCCGGCGACATCATTGCGCTCAGCCTGACGCGCTACGGTTTCAGCGCCAAGCCCTTCCGCGTGCTGGCGCGCGAGTTCAGCTTGGCCACCGGCGTGCGCCTGACGTTGCAGGAAGAGGCCGCCGGCGTCTACACCTGGACAGGCGCCGAGGCCACGGTTGATGACCTGGCCCCCAACAGCACTTTGCCCAACCCCTTCAGCGTGGCGGCGGTGGGCGCATTAACGCTCACCAGTGGCACCAGCGCCCTCCAGCGCCAGACCGATGGCACCGTGGTGGCGCGCCTAGCCGTGAGCTGGCCCGCAGTGGCCGATGTCAATGTCACCCAAAGCGGCGCGCTTGAAGTGGAGCTGCTGCGTCTAGATGACATCAGCAACCCAGACTATGTGCGCGTGGCTGAGCTGCGCGGTGACGCAACCAGCCTCTACATCACCGACGTGGAAGAGGGCCGCTATTACAAAGTGCGCGTCCGTGCCCGCAACAGCATCGGCGTGCGCAGCGACTGGACATTCAGCGCCGCCCACCTGGTGGTGGGCAAGACCGAAGCCCCCAGCGACGTGACGGGCCTCACCAGCCAGCTCACCGGCAACGGCATCTTGCTCACGTGGAGCGAGGCCACCGACCTGGACTACGCCGCCACCGAGCTGCGCCTGGGCGCGGTGTGGAACACCGCCACCGTCATCACCCACAAGGCCAGCCGCACCCACCTATGGGGCTGGCAAACCGCCGCCGCGCACACGGTGCTGGCCAAGCATGTGGACAGCAGCGGAAACGAAAGCGCCACCGCCACCAGCCTGGTGGTCAACGTCAGCAACCCGGGCACGCCGTCCATACAGGCCACCGTGGTGGCCAACAACGTGTTGCTCAACTGGTCAGACGCCACCACCACCCAGCCCATTGCGCTGTATCGGTTCAAGGTGGGCAGCACGTTTGCCAGTGCGAGCGAGATCGGCACCGCCGGTGGCGACAGCCGCTTTGAAACCTACTTCTTCGTGGCCACCGGCACCCAGAAAATCTGGGTGCAGGCCGAAGATGTTGCGGGCAACGTGGGCACGCCCACCAGCGTGGACGTGCTCATCAGCAACGCGCTGGGCTTCAAGCTGCGCAATGACTTCACCAGCACGTGGACGGGCACAAAAACAAACGCCCTGGCCTACGGCACCGGCCTGCTGCTGGGCGTGGACACGGCAGAGACCTGGAGCAACCACTTCAGCACGCGGTCTTGGGCAACCGTCTCCGATCAGATTGCGGCGGGTTACCCCATTTACCTGCAACCCAACACCGCCACCGCGCAGTATCAAGAAGTGTTCGACCTGGGCACCAGCTACAGCGCCGCCACCACCATCGCGGTGACGCTCAGCGAGCAGTACATCGCGGGCAGCGGCACTGTCACGGTCAATATTGACGTGAGCAACATCAGCAGCAGCGGCGCGTGGACGGCAGGCCCGGCCAATGCCGCCAACTGGACGACCAGCGGCTTTCGCTGGATCCGCGTCACGGTCGATTTCACGGGCGGCGGCGGCGCCAATGACCTGGTGCTCATTGACAACCTGCGCGTGCGCGCCAGCCAGCAGAAAAAGACCGAGACCGGGCGTCTGTCCTGCGTCGGCACCGATGTAGGCGGCACTACCTACACGTTTATCGAAACGTTCGCCAGCATCGACAGCATTCAATCCACCCCCATCGGTACCGCAGATCGCCGCGTGGTGGTGGATTTCACCTATTCCACGGCCAACCCCACCACCTGCAAAGTGCTCTTGTTCGACAACACCGGCGCGCGCGTGAGCGGGGATGTGGCCTTGACCATTGAGGGGTTCCAGTAATGGCCGACCAAGCAAATTTCGACAAACCCGACGTCACCAGCAACATCAGCAGCGAGGTGTTTGAGACCCTGCGTGCCAGCATCAAGGCCGTACTCGCCTGGACGCCGGGCAGCCGCACCAACCCCGGCACCGGCGCCGTGCGCCGCAGCACCCCCAGCGCGGGTGAGCTGCTGCTAGAGACCAGCAACGACGCCACCGGCAGCGCGTGGAGCACGCTCTTTGACAGCCGCACCAAACTCAACAAGGCGGGCGACACCATGACTGGTGCGCTGGTGCTCAATGCTGCGTCAAACACGCGCATCGAGGTGCAAAACAGCGGCGACCTCAACCGTGGTGGGTATCTCTCAGATACCGGCAGCGCGTTTCGTGTGGGCTCGCAATCCTCAGCGCGGCCGATTGAGATCGCGCCAGATAGCACGGTGGCCGCGACGTTCGCCGTGGGTGGCGCAGTAGGTATCGGCGGTGCGCCAAATCTAGGCACTGGCAGTCGACTCTCTGTCTATGGCCTCGGAATGTTCGGCAACCTTGCCGCAGCGCAGGTGATGATCGGCTACGCGGGCGATGGGTACGGCTTACTGGGCACATACAACGGTGCGGATGTGGTGCTCAGAGCAAACAACACCAACCTGCTGCGCTTGACCACCGGTGGTGTTGTGCAGCTTGAGTCCGGCGCGGGTGCGTTACGAATGGTGGCCACAGCTCCCTACATTGAGCATCAGTTGAGTGGGTCGGCG